ACATCAACAACATTCGGTGTATTTGATAGCGGATACAAATACATGTTTGATAGATTTAACAACACATTCCGCTACGTTCCATTAAATGGAGACATTGCTGGAACTTGTGCAAGAACTGACATTGAGCAGTTCCCTTGGTTCTCTCCTGCAGGAACTGCAAGAGGTGCTATACTTAACTCAGTGAAACTTATCTATAATCCAGGTAAGAAACAGAGAGACATTCTATATTCTAATAGAGTTAACCCTGTAATTCTATCACCTGGTGCTGGTATTGTTCTATTTGGAGACAAAACAGCGTTTGGTAAGTCTTCAGCGTTTGATCGTATCAACGTTCGTAGATTGTTTATTTTCCTTGAAGATGCAATCTCCGCTGCTGCGAAAGATCAACTCTTTGAGTTTAATGACGAACTTACAAGAACAAACTTTGTAAATATCGTCGAACCATTCCTTAGAGATGTTCAAGCAAATCGAGGAATATTTGATTTTGTTGTTATCTGTGATGAAACTAACAACACTGCAGCAGTCATTGATGCAAATGAATTTGTTGCGGACATCTTCATCAAACCAGCGAGATCGATTAACTTTATCGGTCTTACCTTCGTTGCAACCAGAACTGGTGTTGCATTTGAAGAAGTTATCGGTTCCGTTTAATTAACAGAGGTTTAATCAACTATGGCTAGTAGAAATCAGGTCAATCCACCACCACTAAGGACGATTTCCGACTTCAAGAGTAAGTTGACAGGTGGCGGTACCCGTGCTAATCTGTTTGAAGTTGTCCTCACATTCCCAGATGCTGCTCAACCAGCACAGGATGTTCTTGATAAATCAAGATTTTTAGTTAAAGGGGCACGACTTCCAGCATCTAACATTGCACAGATCGAAGTACCTTTCCGAGGAAGGGTTCTCAAAATCGCAGGTGACAGAACGTTCGATTCTTGGACAGTTACAGTTATCAACGATACAGACTTCTCAATCAGGTCTGCATTCGAGAACTGGATGAATACAATTAACAAGTTAAATGATAACACTGGATTAGTTAATCCTGCTGACTATCAATCTGACGCATTTGTATTCCAACTTGATCGTGATGGTCAAAGTATCAGGAAATATCGTTTCTATGATACATTCCCAACTCAGGTCGGTCCTATCGAATTATCATACGACGCTCAAGGTATTCAAGAGTTTACTGTTGAACTTCAGGTTCAGTATATTGAAATTCTTAGGGGAGATAGTCCCGTATCAGGCGGTGTAGACATCAGCTAAATAAACATATAACAGAAATATTATACTATGGCAAAACTTTTCGGTTTTTCTATTGAAGAAACAGAAGATAAATCCTCTTCTATTATCTCCCCTGTCCCCAAAAATAATGAGGATGGTGCAGACTACTATTTGGCGTCTGGATTTTATGGTCAATATTTAGATGTAGAGGGCGTATTTAAAACAGAATATGATTTAATTCGTAGATATCGTGAGATGTCATTACATCCCGAAGTGGATTCTGCGATAGAAGATATATTGTGTGAAGCGATAGTTGCTGATCAAAATGATTCACCGATTCAAATTGACCTAGAAAATTTAAAGGCTGGGGATAGAATAAAAAAAATTATTCGGGATGAGTTTCAGTATATCAAAGAGATGCTGGATTTTGATAAAAAAGCACATGAGATATTTCGTAACTGGTATGTAGATGGAAGAATATATTATCATAAAGTCATAGATTTAGAGAGACCAGAGGAAGGAATTAAAGAACTTAGATATATTGACGCACTTAAAATTAAATATGTAAGAGAACAGAAGAAAAAAGGTGGTGCAAACGCAATACAATATGCTAATAATAATCGACCAGGCTTAGAAGGTTCTAATCCACTTGATGCTGAATTTCCAGGCTTAAATGAGTATTTTATATACACTCCTAACTCATATCAAAAGAATCAATATGGATCTGTAGCTGTTACAGGTCAACAGAAAGATGCAGTTAAGTTTGCAAGAGACGCTATTGCATATTGTACATCAGGTTTAGTAGATCGTAATAAACATACAGTTCTTTCTTATCTACAGAAAGCAATTAAATCATTGAATCAATTAAGAATGATTGAAGATTCACTGGTTATCTATCGTATGTCTCGTGCTCCAGAAAGAAGAATATTTTATATTGATGTTGGAAATCTACCAAAGGCAAAGGCAGAACAATATCTTCGTGAGGTTATGAGCCGCTATCGTAATAAGTTGACTTATGATGCCAACACTGGTGAGATTCGTGATGATAAGAAATACATGTCAATGATGGAAGATTTCTGGCTTCCTCGTCGTGAAGGTGGTCGTGGAACTGAGATATCAACATTGCCTGGCGGACAAAACTTAGGAGAACTTACTGATGTAGAGTATTTCCAAAAGAAACTTTTCAGATCTTTAAATGTTCCAGAGTCTCGTTTAGCTGATAATAGTGGATTTAGTTTAGGTCGTTCATCAGAAATATTAAGAGATGAACTTAAATTTACTAAGTTTGTTGGAAGAATGAGAAAAAGATTTAGTAATCTTTTCCATGACATACTCAAGACACAATTAATTCTTAAGAATGTAATCACTCCCGAAGAGTGGGAATATATGAGTGATCATATTCAATATGATTATTTGTATGATAATCATTTTGCTGAATTAAAAGAAGCTGAATTAATGCAAGAGAGACTTGGACTTTTAGCAACTGCTGATCCTTACATTGGAAAATATTATTCCGTAGATTATATACGTCGTAAGATTTTACGTCAAACTGATGAAGAATTAGTAGAACAGGATAAGCTTATCAAGGCAGAAAAAGCTGCTGGTATTATTTTACCAACTGAACAAGAGATGATGTTGGCAGCTGCAGCGGAACAATCAACTAAAGGAAATCTTGGAAAACCAGCTGTTGAACCAGATCTTGATGAAACAAGTATCGAGGCTCCAGAATCTCCCAAAGGTGGCGAGATATAAATAAAACATAGGTATAGGATTTTTATCTCATGGATGAATTAATGAATTTGATAATTGCGGATGAATCTCCATCTGAAATTAGTGATTCAATAAAAAAACAATTATTTGCAAAAGGAGCCGCAAAAGTTGATGCACTCAAGCCTGCGGTTGCAAATGCAATGATGGGTTATGAACTTGAATCTGAAGAAGATGTAGAACCAGAAGCAGAAGTTGGTGAACTTGATTATGAAGAAGAAACCGAAGAGGAAGAGTAAATGGCACATCAACCTGTAGGCGCTGGTTTTAGTTTTGCAACGAATCAAACAAGTGCTTCACAAACTTTTACAGTACAATCGGACACACTTAGAGTTGTTGCTAAAAACGCTGGTCAACATGTAGCTATTGGAACTACTGGGCCTGCAACTACAACTGATTATTATGTCCCTGCAAATGGTTCTGCAACTTTAAATTTAGGTAGAGTTAGTTCTATTGGAGTTGCTGGAATTACAAAAGGAGCTGCAACAGTCATTACACTCCCAGAGGGAATGGGTAATCCATTTAAATTAATGATGTAATTGTAATATCTGGTGTCACTGGTGTCACTGGATTCAATACAACAGCAAAAATTGTTTCAGTACAAGAAGCTAGAACGATTGGATATGCACAATTTGGTGCAAAATTAACAATTGATCATGATAGTCGAGTTCTTAACTCTGATAACGCAGTTGTAACTGCTGCAGAGGCAAGAAGACAATTAACTGTTTCAGCGGTGACTGACCATACAACAAATGGTCAATTATTTGCACAACAAGTTCAAATATCAGGAGCACAATAATGAAACTCATTACAGAAGAAATAGAACAGGTTGAAGTTATTGTTGAAAATCGCAACGGTAAGAAGAACTTGTTTATTGAAGGTGTATTCCTTCAAGGTGAAATAAAAAATCGTAATGGTAGAATGTATCCAATGCAAACTCTTGCTCGTGAAGTTGGAAGATATAACGAAAACTTTGTTGAGAAGGGTAGAGCTCTTGGAGAATTAGGTCATCCAGATGGCCCGACTGTCAATCTTGACAGAGTATCCCATAAAATTGTATCTCTTAGAGAGGATGGAAATAATTTTATAGGAAAAGCAAAGATTCTTAGCACTCCAATGGGTAAGATCGCATCTAATTTATTAGGTGAGGGTGTTAAACTTGGTGTTTCATCAAGAGGTGTAGGATCTTTAAATAAGACTAACGAAGGATACAGTGTAGTAGGAGAAGATTTTACTCTTGCTACTGCTGCTGATATCGTTGCAGATCCCTCTGCTCCAGATGCTTTCGTAGATGGTATTATGGAAGGAAAGGATTGGGTATGGGATGGTGGCATACTTCGTGAGAGAATTGCAACTAGAACATACAAACAGATCAACACTCTAGTTGATCAACATAAACTAGACGAAAAGAAATTAAGCGTCTTTGAAGATTTCTTAGCAAATCTTTAAATATATAAATAAAAACAGATTATACAAAGGTAATTCGGAGAGTTCAAATGTCCCGTGGGAAAAATTTACAAGAAATGGAGAACGCCGTAACCAAAGGTGCAGTGCCCGCTGAGCCCATGCAAACCATGGCAGGCGTGAGTTATGAAGACCTCGGTGGCCCAACTCCAGAAAATAATTCACCAACAGATGATTCTAATAAATTAAAGGATCCAGCTGGTGAAGGTGCATATGCAGCAAACTTAAAATCAGTAAAAGGTGTTATGGCTAAATCAGAAGCTCCTAAAGCTCCAAAAATGGAAGAAGCAGAAACTGACGAAGAAGTAGTTGCAGAAGACCAAACTTCAGAAGAGGAAGTAGTTGCTGAGGAAGAGGAAGTTACAGAACTTCCCGAAATCACTGATGAAGTAGACATCGATGACGATGTTAACGCACTTCTCGGTGGTCAGGAACTCTCCGAAGAGTTTAGAGAGAAAGCTAAGACAATTTTCGAGGCTGCTCTAAAATCTAAAGTTACCGAACTTAGAGAAGCCATGGAAGCTCACTACGAAGCAAAGCTCGTAGAAGAGGTCGAAGGCATGAAAGACGAACTCATCGAGCGTGTTGACTCTTACTTAGAGTATGTCGCAGATGAGTGGTTACAAGAAAACGCACTCGAAGTAGAGCGTGGACTTAGAACCGAAATGACTGAATCATTCCTTACTGGAATGAGAGGTCTATTTGAAGAACATTATGTATCAATCCCTGATGATAAATATGATGTCGTTGAGAATATGGTAGACAAACTTGACGAAATGGAATCAAAACTCAACGAGCAAATCGAGAAGAATATAACTATCACAAAGAGTCTCTCAGAGGCAACAGGTGGTAACATCCTTTCCGATGTTTCTGAAGGTCTATCGACCACTCAGAAGGAAAAGCTCGCTTCACTTGCCGAAGGTGTTGAGTTTGAAAGTGAAGAATCTTATAAGGAAAAGCTTGAGACTCTCAAAGAGTCATACTTCAAGACTGCTCCAAAAAGAAGTGACTCGGAAGTGTTAAACGAACAGGCTGCAACACCAGAAGTTTCTGGTAGTATGG